CCATTGTATCATGCAACTTATAATTTAATGATTCAGTTTCACCAATACGTTCTTGCTGAATAGATAAGTATTCTTTTGCAAACGATGCACTGCTGTTAATAGCAAACTCATTTGCCTTTTTAATTGCTTCATTTAACTGAAGCGAAGCATAGGCTTCAATATTTTCACGGGCAAGTAATCGTTGTTTTTCCTTTAAATCAAGTTTATTATTACGCCCCTCAACCAAATCAAGATTATTTGCCGTCATTTCGTATTGGCGTTTTTGTTGCACCAACACGGTTTCAGAATAAAACGCCTGTAATGCACGAATACGTTTACGATACGCTTCTTCATCATATGCAATTAGTTTGTCAAGTGTATCTTTTTCAATTTTTAATAACTGGTCGTTGTTGTTACGCACTACATCGTTGCGTTCCTTGACCGCTTTTTCAGTATCCTTAAACTTGTCAAGAAAGTTTTGCACCGCTTTTTTGATGTTTTCTTCGCTAATACGAAACACGTCTTGGTGCATGTTAATGTAGTCATTTACTACACCCATGTTTTGAATAATCTTCGGCACAAATTTGTCAAGTTCATACAACGTAGTAAGATATTCAATAGCAGTTCCATTTGTTATACCAAATCGAACAGCCAATTTAGAAATAACATTTGATAAATTAAAATTACCATCAATTAAACTTTGAGCAAGTGAAATCATGTGTTCTTCGACTTCCACTTGCATTTGTGATTGTTGTAGCGATTCTATTTGTGATGTAATTAAGTCACGATATTTGTTTGACAATTCTGTGATTTTGCTTGACAATCCAAAAATAGCATTTGCACTCTCTTGGGTAACACCGTTTAATGCTATTTGAGCATCAATCAATGCTTGTGCTTTTTCTGTAGCACTTATTGATTCATCGCCCTGAATCTGCATTACTTGTGCAAGGGTAGAAGCCGCATTACGATTGCCCTCGGAATATGCTTGAACAGCCGCAGTCAACAACATAGTTGTAGCAGTTTGTATGCGGTTTTGTTCAATACTCTTCATTTGTTGTTGCAAATCTTCATCTGACACGGACAAGACCATTTGTTCTTGTCCTTGTGCCGATTGGATAGCCCGTGTTAATGCAAGTTGTTTTTCTAATTCTGTTCGACCATCTGCATATGCACGTACCAAGTCAGAGTATGCTCGTCCATATTCTGTGGACAAACGAATACCCTCACTTAACAATACACCTTGCTCAACATTAGTAGCCGCAATTTCACGTTGCAAATCGGTTTGACCACCAGTTAATTGAGCAAAAAAACGTGCGTGTAAATTAGACATTCCCATCAATAGTGCGGTAAATGGATTTTCTGCACTAACATCTAAATCTCTAATACCACCACTAACGATTGTAGCAATTACTTTGTTTAATGTATCAGCCTGACCTTCAAGCGCACTTGCCATTTGCTGGCCAGTAATAATTGATAGGTTTTTAGCGTTAGACGCTAGTTGGTCATATGTTTGAGCGGTGGTATTTAATCGAGCATTTAATACATCAAGGGTAATGCCTTGTTCAGCCAACACTTGAGTAAGCATACGGATTTGCTTACTAGCATTACCTGATTCGTTTGCAATTTTATTGATGTCAGATGCTGGCAACTCAAAACGCCGTCGAAGTGATACAGGGTCGCCCGAAAACAATTCCTGCAACGCAATCGTAGCACCCTCAATACCTTGTACGGGGTCGCGAAGTGAAAGAAGTTGACTAATTTGATTTAATTGCCGAACATCAACGCCTTCTGCCATTGATATTTGTTGAAACTTTAACATGCTGTTCAAGTTGTCATTAAGACTGCCACCAAACATCATTTGATTTCTAATGGCTTCTCGAACAGTATGCGAGTATCGTTCTGTGGCACTATCTAGTTTGTACACACCCTCTTGAGCGGCAACGGCTTGAATAGTAGCAAGTTGTTTAGTTACATTATTGGCTTCAGTAATGTACTGTGTTAGATTGTCAAATGCCATTGACAATGTGCCAATAGCAAATGTCAAACTGTTGTACACTGACACAATATTCATTAAATTAGATAATGCAACTGGCATTTTCATTTTACTGGTAAAAAATGAATTACCACCACCGTCACCACCAAAACCACCACCACCACCACCACCACCACCAAAACCACCACCACCACCACCAAAACCACCAAAACCACCAGCAGGAAGCATCAATCCTGATGCACTTTGCTGATAACCAGCAATATTTGTTGATGGAATAAGCAATCCAGATGGTCGTTGTTGATAGTTAATAAATGGGTTATTTAATGCACCAGCAACTTGAACATTCCTTATTTGTTGAAGTGTTCCTTGTAATGAATTGCTACTGGTAGCACCTAAAATGTTTTGTTGATTGCGTGCTGATGTACTACGAGTAACATTTAGTTTTCGTAGAGCATTTGAGATGCGTTCAATTTTTGTTGCATCAATTTTAGAAATCTTAAACAATTCACTATGCAACTCTTGTAACCCATCAACTGATTTTTCATAATTTAATGTGGTTAATTTTTTAAGAGCATTAGCAGTGCTAATAATTGGTTTTGATATACTAGCAAGTTTATTGGATAATTGGTCAATTTCACTAGCAATAGACTTTGCTTCTGAAGATAGTTTGTTGTCAATTCCACCAATACCAACAGTACTTCCGCCATCAGTATCAAACTCACCCATTCGATTAAGCGAAAAAAACTTTTGTGGTCGCCCGTAATTTCCAACAACACCTGACATGGCAGGGCGAATGGGATATGAAGTAACTATTGGTTGTGAAACTGACGCAGATGGAACGGATGCAACTGCTTTGGCAACACCACTTGAAGCGTTTGCAATACGCTCCATTTGGGATGCAATCGTGTTTAACTTCAGATTGCGAAAAACGCCAAATACCCTCTCTAAATTATCCGGATTGATTTCTGACATTTTGGCAAGTTGTCGATTGATAGCCGACAATCCAGTTTTTGCCGTGTCATAGTCAAGCGTGGTTAATTTAGAAAGGGAATTGACGATGCGATTTACCGGTCGTGCGGCATTATCTGCTGTTGCACGCAATTCATCTAACTGTGTTGCAATAACTCGAATCTGCGCCGAAAGTAGATTCTCGGCATCAAATACAACTGAAAACTTATTGTCACTCATAATTATCCTTTCAGTTGTCTGATTTGATTCTCAATTCGCATACATGTTAGAAGCGGTGCAAGGTTTTGCCACGGCTCTGCTTCTAGCGCACTAGGAAGTACATGAAACTCCCTGCAAAGCCGTAGCACTAGTAATTCATAAGGCATCCCACCAACTCCGGTATGAAGGTGCGCCATCAAGCGGAATTGGAGGCTTTTCCCGATTCATCCTTTGGGTCATCAATATTGTAAAATTGTTCGTACACTTCTACATACAAACGGTTGAAATCATCCATTGGAACGTTTTCAACACCACCCTCAACAACACGGTCAAGCCATTCAATAATGTCCTTGTCGTTAGCCTCTCCCGAACGTACTAACCACATAAACTTCATGTCTTTAAGGGTTAACGTGCTTCGTTTCAATTTGTACAAATATTGCTTTGGCTTGTCATTCATTACGTTCCGCTCCCACCGCTAGTATTATTCGCCGAAGTCTTCTGTACGCTCGGCGTTCGTACCGTAAACATACCCATTACTGGGCCACCAGCACTTGCATCTACCGCAGGGTAAGTGTTGCTGGTCAAACGTGCCGGAGAACCAGTGATTGGCGTTCGGAACATGCTTACCGTTCCCGAAGTGCCACCTGCTGGTGTCCATCGCACATAAATAACTGAACCATTTGCATAATCTTCAAATGCCGCACGAGCCAACTCAAAAGCTTCCGTTGCGCTTTCGGAATATACAATGTTAAACTGCAGCTCCATCGGAGTGCGCTTTCCAGTAGTGATAATTGCAGTGTCACCATCCATCGTGTAGGCTTCACCGCTGTTACGGGATTGCTCGGTGTTTTGTACACTCTGAACAGTTCCCGAAATATCACGCCAAATGCTCAAGTCAGTGCTGATTTCGATTCGGGCGATTGCCCCTGAAATTGCCCCAGTAGTCTGTGCCATAGTGTTTCACCTCATTATACGGTTTCACGAAGAAATACTTGCATCACCACTCCGTCATATGCTCTTCCCGATTGTTCCGGATATTCCAATAACTCGGTCTTTCCGGACACTCGAAGAATCACATATTTACTTGTAGCGATTGCACGAACAGCAGATGCGTACTCTCCCATGTACCCATACACATCCAGTGAAATAGTACCTTGATTGATGCCAGCATTGACCGCTCGATACAACATGATGTCAGTAATTACCCAATCAGTACGGGTAGTGCCACCTGCAAGTGTTACACGTGCTGATTCGCCTACTTCAATACCTGCGTTACGATGGTCAATGAATCGGTATGGTAGATTGACTGATTCAATGTTAGAACGAATTGTATTGTTATACTTTGCCGTAATACCATTTACAGACAATCCTGCAATAGACTGAATAATCGTACCGATTTGGCTCATACTAATCTCCGGTATGAATCAAGAATGTCAACGACATCTTGTGGTAATTGATTTGGTTGAATTACCCCTTGATTAGTAATAATTGCCCTATCCAAGTCTGCACTGACATCTTTTTGGCGATACAAAATGTATGCCAATCGTTCTGTTGCATATTGAATAGAAATCGGCGGAGTAATTGAATACCCCCATCTGCCAGTTACTGAAATAGCGGCATCCGGAGTGGTATTCCATGTAAAGGTGGTATTTGCACTTAACTTCAAACGAATCCCATAATACGGTTTTTGGTTAATGGGAAGCGTAATGTAATCCGATGCAGGAATAACTACATTATCACCATTTGTTACCGTAGTAATTTGGCAAATGTCGTAATTGTTAAAATACAATACTCGGTCGTAATAGTAATTATATTGCGACAACATATCGGGAAACAAAATGTTGTTATACGTATAATCTGATACTGCATCAAAATAATACGTACTATCACTCGACACCTCAAATACACGAGAAGTATTCTTTTCAATGATGTCTTGTGCAAACAAGATAAACTTTGTCAGCAACGCATCTTCATCATTGGAAGTAATCTTTAGTGTATCTTTTAGTGCCTGTAAGGTGATATACATTAGAGCGATTCCTTACGATGCAAATTGTCGCCAAGATAATCCGGATATACTACGTACCGTGTTCCTTTAGTCATGACATGGCCGCACATTACTCCAAAGTGTGCAAACTGACCATATCCTTTGGCTTGGCAATCAATAGAGAAATACCAGTCATTACTTGCGTTTCCACGTTTCTCAAACACAATGTTTTCCAACACATGTCGCTGAATTAACGTGCATCCCAAACCAACGCCAGCAACTTCGGCAATCTCTTGATTTTTTGCCAACTTGGTTGCCCGATGTACATTATCTTCCGTAATTGACAATCCCTCGCTATCAGTCACCGTTACAAATGCGTTCCATCTATGGTTGGGAAGTTGCCGTAAGCAATATATACCCATGGCAACATCAACATTCATGTCAGCAAGTGCAACAATAGCATGGGGCGGAATAATGACATCATCTTCAACTGTCAAAAACGCATCACAATCAGTTTTCAGAAAATGCTGACGAGCAAGTTCGTAATTGTGTGTTACGTTAGTGTATCCATCTTTTGACGGTTGGTCGTGTTGGTATTCTACATACATATGTGGTTTTCCCCATTTTTCACGGGCGTTCCACAATGCAACATGTGTTTTCCCAATCGTCCGCAGTCTTGGCATGAATACAAACAACTTACTCATCAGCATCTCCCTTACTGAATTAGGCTACGATTTGCTCAACAGAAGCCAAGTCATAATCACTTGCTGGCTCGTAACGGGCAACACCGGCAAGAGCAACAACACCAAAAATTGCCGCACCGCTCGGAGTGGCTTCCATACGAATGTATCGCACATCCTGTGCCATACAATCTTCGGAAGTTACTTCGATAATTCCTTGCGTATTGTTATCGCCGCTTCCGCTAAACGTTCCCGAAGAGAAGGTTTTGCCAGTCAAAGTGGTGGCAAACGTGCTATTGTCACTCCCGCCTTTGATAACGGCAGTGATGGTGTTTGCGCCGATTGCACCAGCGGTTACCACAAACATAACACGACGAAACAGACGCATATCAATACCGTCGCTGTTTTGAGCAGTGCTATGGCTCGCAGGGTCAATAGTGGCCACAATGGCCAAAGACTGGGAAAGTTGTTCAGTGTAATGTGCCATCTTTGATAATCTCCTAACTCAACTTTACAAACGGTGAAACTTGGTACGAACCGTCGGCAAGGGTAATCTTGTCGTTGAGCGCAGGCTGACCATCAAGACGGCTCGTTACTTTCATCACAACTTCATCGGTCAAGAACGCCACTTCATTGCTGGTGGCAATCGTGGTGTCTTTGCGATTCAAGATGTAGTAAGCACTGCGGTCAATCAACAGCACATCACCTGCCGTACCCAACACAGGGATTTTTTCAGTGTACTCAACAGGAATACCCAACAAACGGGTTTCCGGTCGGCCTTGCAAATCACGCAAAAACGTAACGAAATTGCCGCTCGTAGCAAGATTCATCAAGTCAGGCATGACACTCTGGTGCATGACAAACACGGCACGTCCACGTGATGCGCTGGGCAAACGGGAAACCATGTTCTGTGCATCTTCCAACTTGAAGTGACTGGCGGTGTTGCGGCTAACCGAATAAGTGGCAGGTGCATTGAGAATACCCAATGGCTTCCCAACACCATTGCCATTCAAGAATGCGTAATCCTCAAACCACCCTTTAGCCTCGCCAAACTTCTGAATCAACAATCCGGACAAAGCCTGTGCATCAGCCAGCAATTCCTCGGAGATTTGGACATATGCACCCATTTTGTTGACCTTCAAGTCAATCATGTCCATCTTTATCGTGGTCTGCTGAATGTTGCCACGCTCGGCCGTCCAGTACAATTTAATACCACCCAACATTGCCGACGAACCATCGGGAGCAATCGTTTGGTCAATGCGTGGAGCTTTGTATTCTGCCAACGTGGTCGGAATAACCGTTGCGCCCTTACGGATAATGCTTTCTTCAATGGCATATCCATCAATCATGCCAGCAAACTGGGGAGGCACTGCATAGCCACCAAACTTGCCATCTGATTCATACTGGGCTTTTACTTCGTAAATGCTACTCAATCGCTTGGCATCGTTACGAAGTACAGCGGCGGTAAAGTCGGCAAAGTTCTTAACTTCCTTGTCGGCACTTCCACCATCCGGTGATACTACGCCGTTCTTTAGCGCAATCGGGTCATTGAGAATCTCATTCATGACATCCGTCTTCAACGAAGACATCAAATCAGATTTGATTTCATTAGCCACCTTTGATGCAATCTTGTCGTAGTCGATAATAATGTCTGACATCGCTAATTAGTCCTTTTTTTACGGATAATGATAAATTGCTGTTGTGGAAACGCATCTTGCAATGCCTCTTTTTCCACCTGTTCAGCATTGGTTTGTATGTGCGTGCGAGGGTCAGCAGGATTAGGCGTGAGGCTTAATTCACCTATTAACCACTGCTTTAGTTCACCCCGTTCACGTCGTACAACATGAGAAACTGCGCCAGTTGACAATCCAAGTTTGCCTTCGTCAATTAACTGCTTAATTTTTTCAGCATACTTGTGGCGTTTATCTAATTGAAACTGAAACCAAAGCCCTGCTTCATCAGTTTTTGCATTAAGAACAGTGCCGATTTCATCTTTTACATCTTCAAGAGCATGGTCGTAAAACAACTTCATGCCAACAAACGGGCGTTCACTTCCAAGTTTTGTGCCGGTGGTAAAGGTGTCGCCGACCAAATCTTTACCACCGAACGCTACCCCCAAACCAGTATACACGTATTCTTTGTCTTGGTGAATATTTGATATTGGGATAGATTTCACAAATGGTGCGTTGTTGAGCAACGACATCATTTCTTCTTCGTAGGGGTCTTCTTCTTGGTCTGATACGGATTTTCGTTCATCATTTTCTTGTCCGTCTTCTTCGGCATCGTCTTCTTCATCTTCATACTCGCTGTTTTCTAGTGAATCATCACTGATAATATGAAACCGACATACACCCATGTCTTCTATTTCACCGTAAACAATCGCACATCCGGCTTTACGGTAAAACACACATTCAGCACAACATTTGCCATTGTGATTTTTGTTCTGTTCTGCAGACTTGTAATCACACCCATCTGCATCATCTGATTGTTGAAATGGCCCATATTCCACGGTCAATTCAATCAATATTTTTGCTAAATCTTGTTGTCGTTCAGTTAGTTGCATATATCCCTCTCGCTATTACAATATCACTGAAATGCAATATTGTAAATATTATGTTCGATATGGTTTTCCACCTTGTTGTTTCACCATCTTTTCATACAACGAAACCATATATTGACTGCCATATCGACTTGGCCAAATATCATACTTTTGACGTGCCAATCGTCTAGCACGTTTGTACAATGCTGGATATGCAACATGGTCTGGCACTTTTGCATCTTCTACTGTACCTGGGATTACTTTTTTACGCATTGTTTGTGGTTGTCGTTTTTGATATTCACGCACAAACTTGCCATTGCGATAATACGACCGCACTCGCACTGCTTTTGTTTCACTGCTTGTCATAGTCGGCTTTCCATTTTTTGGAAGACCTTTGCGACGTTTACGTGCAATTAACTGCTTTCGTTCGTCATCAGTTAATTTCATTGCTTTGGCTTTCGGTAAACATTTAGGATATTTACTAGCATCTTCAGTTTCTGACCGACCACACTTTTGGTATCCTACAATTTTACCGTTTTCTCGAATTGGGCGTGAAATGTCTACCCAATCTTCATCAAACCATTCACGCAAATCTTTTGTGCTTGAACGCCATTTTCCACCATGTTGTTTATACCAGCGAGCCGCCCACGCATTGGCATATGCAGACGGATAAACCTTGAATCGTTTCTTGGCTTCCGCTATTGCACGTTGCCACAATTCGGGATTTTCCGGCTCGTTATTGCGTTTTACATTATATTCATATTGAATTGCAAGTGCTTTTGTGGCTTGTTTGTCAAATTGACGTACTAAACGTGACACCCAAGAAAAAGCGGCATCACCGCCCCACCCATGCCAAGCCTGCCATCCTTTTCCTTTTTCACTCCATGTACTGCCCTGTTTATCTACTGAATGACGACGAAACCATGCGTACATAGTACGAATGTCATTTTCAGTAAAATCTTCATTGTTAATAAGTTGTCGTGCCCGTGCCAAACCAGTATCTATCATGCCACGTTGAGATGGTGGTTTACTTGCACGTACTTCTAACGCTTGTCTTGCCGCCGAACGTGCGGCGGCTGGGGCTTTCCACGTTTTATTCATAACACCTATCCAAACTTTGCGATTGCACAACGTAAGCGAGTAAGATTTAACGCACCACCAGAGTTCTGGTACACGTAAATCTCAATCGTTTGTCCTGCGTTAATTGAATAGACGTACGATGATGTCATACGTGTAGTTGCGCCAACAGCAGTCGCCGCAAACTGTGAAATACTTTCAACCTGCTGCACGCCATCAATTTGTATCCACGTTGCACGGTCACCTGTTACGTTTGTTGCAAATACAAGTCCTATTGTAATGCAATAGATTCCCGTTTCTTGCACTGTGAAGAGTCCCGTCCCAGCCACGCCTGTTACGTAGTTAGAGTTCGTCACCGAGCCATACGTAACCACCACGTTCGTGTTGTTGGCGATGCTCTGATTGGTCGTGCGCGTCCCTAGTGCCAGCGTGCTGTAAGTGGAACGGTTATATAAATACTTAAGCGACCCGACAGTACCTAAAAAATTGTTCCATAGTGTAGATGTTAAATTATCACCTGTAGAAACATCAGACGGATTGTTCCAAGTCATACTTGCCTCCTATAAAATCTGCATATTACCTGAAAAGTTTGTTGTTGTTCCAAATATTGTTCCCATTGTACCATTAATAGTATATGTGTGTGTTTGATTGATATTCAATGGAACATGAGAATAATTATATCTCATATAAATCATTTCCATTAAATTATCAGTAATTTGACCAATTCCAATCGCATATAATTGTTCAACGCCATTTTGTTCTACTTGCAATACAGAATTAAATGGTAAATTAAATCCTGCAATTTCTCCTGCACCAATTTGAGGGTAACTTGCTAATCCCGATAAACCAATATATGTATTATTTGAATTGTATCCATCTACCCCATTTTGAATATTTGCAATCGTACACAACAAATGATTATTCCATTTAAATGACACATCTTGTCCAATAGTGTCAACATTTTCAATAGAAAATGTGTGAAGTGTTGTGTAATCAAAATTGTTTGTTCGTACAGTTTTATAATTACGACCTGAACGACAATAAATATATGTATGATTTCCTGATGAATCATGAAAAATTGATAATGAAACACCCGACCAAAACATAGTTTTACTAGCCAAGATACTACTATTAGTATTATAACTCCATCCAAATGACAAAATATGATTAAACTTTCCATTATTTCTTACTTTACAAATAATAAATGCGTTATTAAATGCTTGAATTCCACTATCTATATTACTATAATAAAACACATTTCCATCGGTCATTGATTCATCAAAGTCTAAATACGCATATGGTCTTTTAAATGGCATAATAACATCAACTAATTGCGTTGTTTTTCCTAACAATAACCCATTATTATTATACGCAGACCACGCATAATAATTCGCATTATTAATGTAAGTTGCAAAATTATTAAAATTACGAGCAGCATCCCATACAATATCAATATCTCCGGCACGTGTTAGTACACCGTTTCGAATAATAATTTCAGTCATTACTCACCTCCAAAACCAATATATGTCATAACACCACGTTTCATCATCAACGTATTGAGGCGTTCACGAATACGCTTCATCAATCCAACATTGTTGGGCCACTTTCGTTTGCGATGAAATGATGGTTGTTGTGATGCGTAGTACATTAAACCACTATAGGATGCGTTGTTACTCACAATGTATCCCGAAATAGTTTCCTTGATTTTCCACTGCGAGTGCATTTGTTCTGATGGTCGCAATACCTTGCCAGAAATTGATACACGTTCGTATCTATATCCTTTTGTTTGCTTTACTGGTACACGAACATCAAATGTTTGCATGACATTTCGATTCATGTTTTTTGATGCGTATCTATAAAACAAACCAATATCACGAATGTATCGTGGGTTTTCTCCACGGTCACGTGGTGCAGGTGGATAATATTTCATATATGGCATTACCGCCTCATCAATAAGTGTATCAAGCAATCCCTTGATGCGTTTATCTGCGGCGTGTTTTGATACCGGTTGTTTATACCGGTCTACTACCATTTTTAATTTTGGGCTTAACTTGGTGTACATCATACAGTGATTCTCCGCAATGAAATATCACAACGGCAGAATGGATGTGCTGGTGGCAATT